GGGGGGGAGGTTGCCTAGTTTCCCCTTGGGTGTGCCATCCGACCGTTTTAAGTACGGCTCCACTTCGAGTTCGAGCGATCACGCTTTGCTCTGCCCTTGCTTGACTTGATTGCAGGGGACGAATGTCCCTCTGACGGACGATATGAACCTGATAAGGGTTCTCAGCCTTCGTTCATATGTGGACTCTGTAGGCTGGACGGAGTTGTTATATATTTGTATCATAATGGGAGACTGTTTTGAAACATTGTTAGGAGTTTTTTTTGGCTGGTTCTATGTCTACTTATTTGGAGCAGAAGTTGCTTAAGCATTCTTTGGGTATTGAGGCTTATGCGATGCCTTCGCCGTTGTATATGTCTTTGCATACTGGGAATCCGGGTGAGGGTAATGACCATCCGACTGGTGGTGCTGAAGTTACTGGGGGTTACGGTGCTGGTTACGCTCGGCAGGTTGTGACGTTTGGGACTCCTACTGATGGGGGTTTGGAAACGGATCCTTCTATTTGTAAGAACACTAATGATGATACTTTTACTGGTTTGCCTATTGCGGTTATTACGCATATAGGTATTTATGATGCTCTTACAGGAGGGAATCTTTTGTATTACACTGAAATGACCACGGCTACTACGTCGGCTTTGGGAGATACTTTTACATTCCTTGCGGATGCTTTAGAAATTAGATTAGGATAGGGAGCAAATGGCTACTAATTACCCCACATCACTAGATACGACCACGGAGTTACCGGAACCTACCGCTACCACCGACCTTAATGAAGCTGGTTACGAGCATGACACTTTGCATGTTAATGTCAACCAAGCTGTTAGAGAGTTGGAAGCTAAGGTAGGTACTGGCACTTCGACTTCTGTTGCTAATACGGTTATGGCTGGTAATGGAACAGGAACTTCGGAATGGTCAGCATCACCGACTGTAAGCGGAACTATGACAGCGACTACAGGATTCGTTGGGGACTTGACAGGGGATGTGACAGGGAACGTGAGTGGCACAGCGGCGACTGTTACTGGTGCCGCGCAAGCCAATATCACTTCGACTGGTACACTGACTGGTCTGACAATGGGCGGCGCTATTGCGATGGCCGACAACGCGATCACTACACCAGAGTTCACTGATTACGCAGAGACAGTTAATGCGATAGGTGACACTGCGGCTTCGCAGTCGATTGATATTACTTTGGGTAATGTGCATACTTGCACTTTGGCTGTAGCTACAACTACTTTTACTTTCGATAATCCTGCTGTTACTGGCAAGGGTTGTTCGTTTACTTTGATAACCACTCAGGACGCTTCAGGTTCTAGAGCTATTACATGGCCTGCGTCTGTTGATTGGGCGGCGGCTACCGCTCCGACTCTTACGACTACTGCTAACAGGACAGATATTTTCACTTTTGTTACTTACAATGCTGGTACTAACTGGATTGGTTTCACAGCCGGACAAGATTTCGACTTAACGTAATGCCTTTAGGATTTGCTAGGAACGCTGGTCTTCTTGCAGGCGGTGGTGGTGCCTTCGATCATACTGCTGTAAATTGGGCTAACAACTGGACATCTGGTAGTTACCGGTTTTACCGTTGGACAAGTAGCGGAAGTATACAATTTGAAAACGCTCCAGCAGGAGCCACTCTCGACATGATTCTTGTAGGTGGCGGTGGCGGTTCTTTTAACCCAATGGGTTCTCAGGGTGGTGGGGGTTCTGGTGCAGGTGGGTGCAGGTATCTAACAGGTTTAAATCTTGTAGACGGAACCCATACTATAACTATCGGTGGTGGCGGTTCTTATAGTCAAGGTGGCACTTCTACTGTTCCTTCCAGTTGGAATAAGTCTTCTTACTGGTCACCATCTTCGGGTTCTATTAATGCGTCAGGTGGTGGGTATGGTTCTGCGTATCCGTACACTTCAGCTACTTCTGGTGGTTCCGGCGGTGGCGGTGATGCTTCTTGGACAAGTGCAGGAAGTGGAAATTCACCTAGCGTTTCTCCGGGTCAGGGTAATACTGGCGGTAATGGTTCTTACAACCAGTTTGGTTATTATGGCGGTGGGGGCGGCGGTGGCGCTGGCGGTTCCGGCTATCCTTGTTATTATAGTGGTACTTACATGGCAGGACAGCCTCAAGGTTGGGGTGGTCCGGGTGTAAATTATTCTTCTTTCCGTGACGGTAATGGCCCTTCAGGTGATGGTTACGAATATTTCGCCGGTGGCGGCGGTGGTTATTTTACTCCGGGTTGGGTATCTCAAACATATCCACCGGCGGCTGGAGCTTATTCAGGAAGTGGTAATAGTGGCACAGGTGCAGGTAGCGCTGGCGGTCCTACAAATTATTTTGGTGGTAGCGGTTGTTGCATTATAAGATGGGATATCAACTACTAAAGCTGGTATAGTAAAAACATGTTTGAAGTGAGGGATCATAACCGCGCTGACACTGACAAACTTTTGATAGGTCACGACGAGTCTGGTTTGAAACAAAAAAGAGAACCTGAAACTGTTTTTTCAGACCCTAAGCATGAGCTACTCTTTAACCCTCATACTGAGGAATACCATGAATTGAAAGCCTTTGCTCTTTCAAACGATTGTCTCTTTTCGAGGCAAACTTTCACAGCGAAGTATGACGAAGAATGGATGCCTTATAATGATTTAACTCTTTATAGTCACACTTTGCAGAACAGACCGCCTCTAGAACAGCATTTCGATCCTGATTCTGCTCTTGCACAGTATGAATCTCCTAAGAAAGATTTAGCTCACACTGTTCTACAACAGATCGCTAACGAAAATGGTTTCGATGCTGAAATTTTTAGAATCAATATAAATTTGACTCAATGTTCTAAAGCGTCACGATCTATTGTTCACAGGGATCACGAATTCCCTCATTGGAATCTGCTTATCTATTTAAATACATGGTATGGGGGAATAACCTATGTTGATAATGAGCCTTGTCCTGCTCCTCAAGAAGATATGATCGTTACGTTTGAAGGGTTTGAAACTATGCACTGGCATGAACCGCCAGCAGGTTTCGGAGATGAAAGAATCGTATTAGTGGCTACATACATGCCGAGGGAAATTGGAACAATCACCAAAAAATAAATTAAAAATGGCACCGTCAATGGAGTGGCTTTTCGCGACTCCTTTGTATTGGAATAAAATTAATGACCAAAGAGCTGTTCTTAAAGAATTTGAGGGGATTCTTCCTTCGCTTAATTTTGATTACCTAGAAAAATGGGGTAAAACACACAAATTAAACGAGAATGCTTTTTCGACTAATCTTTTAGATGATATGCCTCTTTTAGCGGATGAAGTTGATCTGAATGTTCAACAATATTTAGTTGAGATAGGTAAAAGAGATGAAGACTCGGAACCTTGGGGATATGAGGTGGAGTCTTGGGTTACTAAAGTAGAAGAAGGTGACTATGTTCACTTTCACACACACGGTAATTGTGATTTGTCAGGCGTTTATTATGTTAAAACTAGAGCAGACGAATGTGAAATATCATTTCAACAACCTAATAGTGTGATGAATCAAGATTGGTTGCTCGATAATTATAATATTTCATGGGTACACCGAGCCGCAATGGGAAAAATTTTACTTTTCCCTCCTTGGTTGAGTCACGGCACTCCTCGTGCTGAAGGTAAAGATGATTTTGTGAGGTATAGTATTTCTTTTAACTTTAGATTTGATGCAAAGTATCATCGCGGATGGGAGCAACCTGTATGATTGAAGGCGATATTGTATGGATAGATCCTTTGTTGATGCAAACATATATACAATCAGAAGGGTTACATACTTTGGAAGCGTTAATAGAAGACGCTGAAAGATCAAACAGGTGGGATACCGCTAAAGTTGTTGCTGGTACTGAAGATAAGAACAGTAGAGAATCAAAAGTTCTTTGGTTTGATCCTAATTTCCCTCCACCCACACATGAACCTTTATTAACATATGCTCAATCATGTTTAGATGAGTACATTAAACATCGTCCTGAAGCTGTTCATGGAACTCCTGATTTTTATGCTGAGAACTATTCACTGTTAAAATATGAAGAAGGACAAGGGTATCACGCTTTACATGGTGATGCCGCTCCGTGGACTAACGATATAACTAGCAGTAGGCACATTTCACAAATCATTTATTTAAACGATGTGGAAGAAGGAGGGGAAACTATTTTCCCTATTCAAGAAGCAACAATTAAACCCAGAGCAGGTAAGTGTTTGACCTTCCCATCGTCTTGGTCACACTCGCATAACACTCTTAAAGCTGTAGACACAAAGTATTGCATTTCTATCTTTTATTCATTTTTCGCAAACGCACCTTCCCAAAGTAGCGCCGAGTCGTCTAATATGACGGTAGAAGAATTTATCGAAGGATAGAAGTGGCTCATTACGCACATGTGAATAGTGAAAATATTGTTACGTTTGTAACACCTCTTAGCAACGATATTGCTGTAGTGGATGGTGTGGATGATGAACCTAAATCTATTGCTTTTCTTGAATCTCTAAATATTTTTGAAGGCGGTACATGGGTTCGTTGCTCGTACAATAATAATATTAGAGGCCATTACGCACAAGAAGGCGATATTTATGACAGTTCATTAAACATTTTCAAAATGCCAGATGATATTAAACCGTTTCCTTCATGGGTTATGAATGAAACTAATGGTTATTGGGAAGCTCCTGTAGCTGAAACACCCGGATATTTATGGAATGAAGAAGCTGGGGAGTGGCAACAACCACCACAACCGGAAGATTTCCCTTCATTCACATGGCAGACACATTGGCATGATGGGGTTAAACGCACTCAAGGTTGCTGGTCGCCACCTGTCGCATATCCCGGAACTTGGGAATATGTAGATGGTGATAATGATGGCAAAATGAGATTAGTTACTGGCACCACTTATTCTTGGGATGAGGCATCAACTTCTTGGGTTGAAGAAGAATAACAATGACTGCGTATAGCAGAGCCGCCGATTATACGATAGATCAAAACTATAACGGTACTAACACTTCTTTAACATTTAAAGGTTTAACTACCGGAGCGTCTGGTTTATCTGGCATAAAATATGTAAACGATACTTATACGTATGCGTTTACTGGGCTTGGGCAAGATCGTAGAGAATACAACTTTGGTTCTTCTGAACTTCCTGCTGGAGAATGGACGTATCAACCTACGTTTTCTACTGAAGTTCACCCATTAAACGAGTTCGATTACCGTGGGCGTAACACATCAGGTGGTTTGCATCTGTTCACTGGTAAGACTGTTGTTTCAGATATAACGCATATTATTACGTACCATGTAACTACTACATCGACATTACCGAATGATGATGTGTACTATATTATTAATCCGAATCCAAAAATTACTATAGAAGTTAAACAGCTTCAGAACGTAACAATAGAAGTAGGTGTTTAATGGCAAAATATGACAAAGGAGATGTAGTCAGAGTCACAGGTTCTTTCTGGTCTAATGACCCATCGGTATTAACTGATCCAACAGACTCAGATGCAAGTTGGGCAGATGGTGTTTATGAATCAGTCAATGTCTATCAGAAGAAACCTGATGGTACTACTACGAACCTCGAAGCCAGTATCAATAGATTAAGCACAGGCAAGTACTATGTTGATGTGACCTTAGATCAAGTAGGTACACATACAGTAAAGTTTGAAGGAACTAGTGGGGTTGTTGGTACCGAAACTGTTGCGATAGAGGTAGAGAAGTCAGTTTTCGATCATTCTTAACCCAAGAGGGACCATGACTAATACTACGCATGAACAACATGGCGGCAACGTCAGCAAAATCAGGGGACAGAAGACTCGTGAATTGTTCCTTGAAGGACTCGCGGAGCATGGAACTATCTCTAAGGCGTGTGCTATCGCTGGTGTCACCCGATCCGCTTACGATAAGTGGAGACAACGCATACCTGACTTCGCTGAGAAAGCGGACTCCATCAGAGCTAAAGCGGTCGCTGACGGCGGTATGGAGAAGTGGGACGGCACTTTTCAAAGTTTCAGAAGTCACTATTTCGGCCACATGTCCCCATGGTTCCATATCAAAGCCATCGAAGCGTATGAAAACACACCACCCGGAAACATTACCCTCATCCTTTGGCCTCCAGAACACGGCAAAACAACGTTGGCCGAGGACTACTTCTGCTACAAACTGGCGACCAACCCCGAATTCAGGATCACCGTCGGATCTGAGGGACAAGACATGGCGCGCAAAATTCTTGGGCGTATACGTAGCCGGATGGAACCTCATGGACCTTTCCCTAAATATGTAGCTAAATATGGACCTTTCGTACCTCAAAATCAGAGCGGTCGTAAAACTGCTCAAGCGTGGGGTGCTGATTATTTTAACGTGTTTAAGAAGTCTCGTCACGATGAGCGTGATTATTCTATGGTTTCTTTAGGTTGGCGATCGAAGATTGCTGGTACACGTACCGATCATCTACACATTGATGATATTCAATCTCGTGTTTCGTTGAATCTTACAGAACAGATGTTCGAGATTTTCCGTCAGGACTGGCTTACTCGTCCGGGTGAGAATGGTCGAACGAGTATTAATGGTACTCGTGTAGGGCAGGATGATTTCTATGAAAGGGTAATGAGGGAGATAGATCCTGACATTCTGAGTGTTATTAGATTCCCTGCCATTGTACAAAATGAGAATGATGAACCTGAACCTTTGTGGCCTGAGATGTTCTCTATGGAAGCTCTTGACAGGATTCGTCGTAAAGTTGGGGAAGAGGCATGGTCACGTAACTATATGCAACAACCATCTTCTTCAGCTGAAGCTACTTTTGATGAGGAATCTATAAAGAAATGTTTAAATCCATTACGTTCCGTGAATCATCACCCACCAAAGAATTGTAGTGTTTATATCGGTTTAGACCCTGCTCTTGGTTCTAACAACTGTGTGATTGCGGCTACTCCACATGAAGACAAATTGAAGATTCTTTTCGTTCGTGAAGATGTAGGGCTGACACGTAATGAACAGATACTACAAGTAGTTGAAGAAGCTGTATTGAGATGCGGACAAAATGGTTCATCTGTAACAGATGTTGTTATAGAAGCGATGGTATTCCAAAAAGGGTTATCTCGTGATGAAAGACTAGTTGAAATGACGGAACGATATGGGTTCCGTGTGAGGGAACATTTAACAGGTGTTAATAAATATGATGAAAATATTGGTGTTCCTTCTATGGCTTTATCGTTTATGCGACAAGAAATTGAGATCCCATATGCTGATGATCCTTCCACACGCCATCAGGCTGATGAATTGATTAGACAGCTTAAAGCATGGCGACCATTACAACGTGGTACTAGACTAAGACAGGATCAGGTAATGGCGCTCTGGTTCATATGGATATTATGGCGACAAAGAAAGCAATCATATAGTGTTGACTCTTCACAATTCAGGTATAAAGGACTACCTTGGAAGTCAAGTGTGTCTACAAGTAAGGTTTATTAATGTATACATTTGATGAAATTGTATCAATAATACGACAACGACAAGACGCACAAAGTCCTTTACTGGATCGGATGCTTGAGATAAAGGAACGTTATAACGGTGAATATGTTATACCGCTTCCTTCTATGGATGAAGAACCTGTTCTACCCCCTCTTACACCTGCTTTAATATCAGAAAACATTGATGCTGTAGCTCAAAGAGCCGCATCAGTAATGCCTTTTATCGGATGCCCAGCTATAGACCAGTCTAAAGAACGTGGTATTAGGTCAAGAGAATACGCTGATATTCGCAGAAGAGCGTTGTCTGCGACATGGTATTCATCTAAATATAAGATTAAAATGCGCCGCGCTTATAGGCATTTAGCTGGGTATGCCACATCTTGTTTAGTGGTAACACCAGATTTTAATAAAGGACTCCCACGTATTGATATACGTGATCCTCTGGGTGTATATCCAGAACCGAAAGCATATGAAGACGTAGACCCACCACGGAATTGTGGGTTTATTTATGGTAAATCAGGGGACTGGCTAAGAGCGCATTACCCTGCTTCCAGAGAAGAAAATGGTGGACCTGTAAATTCTGATGAAAGATCACGACAAGAACTATGGGATGTTTGCGAATGGGTAGATGATGAACACATAGTCATTGGCATCATGGGGCCAAGATACCACCACTTCTTTGAGAACAATACTTACTCTAGACACAGCACACAGATTGAATTATCACGCGCACCTAATAAAGCTGGTATGCCTTGTGTGATAACTCCGGGTCGAGTGAGCTTAGATAAGATCGCTTCTTCAATATCAAATGTTGTAGGAATCGTGGATCTTATGTCAAAAATGATGGCATTGGAAATAATGGCACAGGAAAAAGCTATCTTCCCTGATCGGTATATAATAGGACGATCGGGTCAGGTGCCTATGATCGTCGGAGGTGAATGGAAAGACGGTCGTGAAGGAGAAGTAAACATACTTCTCGATGCAGAAGAAATAGGCGAATTAAGATCAACTCCTGATCCGAGTACAAATATTGCCATCGACAGATTGGAAAGAAATGCTCGTGTATCGACAGGAACCGTCCCACAAATTGGTGGGGAAACTTACGGAGCGTTACGTACAGGCAGAGGAATCGACTCGCTTATGGGCGCGGCATTGGATCCGCGTATCCAAGAAATGCAAGAGATTATGGAGGCTCATCTTCCTCATCTAAACGAATGCCTATTCGCTTCTTATAAAGGTTATTTCGGTAGTAAAAAATTCTCTATGTTCACTGGTTACGCTGGGGATCTGGGTCAAGTAGAATTTACTCCAAACGAACATTTTGAGACATATGACAATGTGGTTTCGTACTCAGTCCCCGGCGCAGATGTTCAAGGAACGACAATTCAATTAGGTCAGTTGCTTGGTATGAAGGGTATTAGTCTAAGAACTTTCCGTACTAAGCATCCGTTTATTGAAGATGCTGAAGCTGAAGGTCGTAGAGTAGATGAAGAACTTTTGGAAGAAGCCGTAATGCAGGCGATACAACAGCAAGCATTATCAGGGCAACTGCCAGTTGTTTATGTTTCTAAAATAGAAAAGCATCGCAAGAAAGGGCTAGATATTTTTGAAGCCATCGAACAAGCTGACCGTGAAATTCGTGAAGAGCAAGCGGCGGTAGCTCCTCCACCTGAAGAGGGTCAAATGATGGCACCTGAAGAAGCGATGGGGATGGCGGCTGGCGCACAAGGATTAGGACAAGCCCCAGCTGAACAACCCACAGAAGGATTCTCTCCGGGCGCAGTACAAGAGTTAGCTAGTGCATTAAGGACTGGCTAATGGTCAGAGCTAAAAAGAATCTCCCTGTTAAAACAACACCGATGGAGGCTGGCGCTGATTATGGTGAAGTTCAAACTAATGAAGGGTTGATTAAAGACATAGGTATGCCGGATATGTCCGAGCCAACTGTTGGTGCTACAGGTGCGGTTCCTGAACAAAACCTTCCTGCGAACCCTGTGGAAGTGGCATCGAGTTTCCCTAATACGGTCACACCATTAACAGCTCAAGGTGCGAACATACGTTCTCGTCCTCAAGAATTTATTATTAGCAATAAGACGAGAGCCGCGGCTTTTTTAAGTGATTTAGCGGAGCATGTTCCTGATCCTGCTGTCAGAATGGCGGCAGAAGATTTGAAAGACCATTTACGTAATGGTCAATTCTAGATTCAACCCAGTTACATCAAGTAACCGAAACTGGGGGCGAGAAGACAATCTCAACTCTATTATGTATGGAGAGAATTACGCTACGCTTATGCGAAGTGGTGCCGGTAGGTTTATTCAAGGACCGGAACTTTCTACTCGGCTAGTTGATTTAGCTAGTAGCAACATATCTATAGATAAACAGCTTGAGACTCTTTACACGGCTAACGATCAAATCTATTTAAGGCAACAGGTAGAGAATTTTAAAAAGATTCCTAAAACATTCCAGCCTTCTGAATTTGCTAATCTTCCACCAACAACTCAACAAATGATGTTAAGTGCTGGTTACGAGTTGCCTGATAAAAAACAAGATGAACGCCCTTGGTGGCAACGAGCTTTAACTTGGGACATTCCTTTAAATCCTTTTGATAACTGGTTGGATGATAGAAGTTGGGGTACTCCTCTTGCTTTACCAAAAGCGGCGTTAGCTCCAGTCAAAGCTGTTGGCGCTGGTTTAGGTTTTGTAGGTTCAACTCTTTGGGAGGGTATTGAAAAGAGTTGGAGAGCTGGGCAACGCTTCGGTAGAAGTCTGCTTTACTTAGAAGAACTTGGTTCTAGCTCTATGTTTAAACCTCCTAAATGGAGAGAAGCATGGAACAACACACGTTTAGAAAATGATTCCTACAGTAAAGACACTATTGCTGATGCTTTAGAATTGGTGGGGCCTGATAGAACAAAGCTATTAAGAATGTATATAGCTCAAGGCAATGATGCGGTTGCTGAATATTTCGCAGATGAAATGGAAGCGCGTGGCAGACCAATAGAAGACGCAATTAATTTACATTCGGATTGGTATGAATCTTTAGCAAGAGAAGACAGTCAAGAAGCGTTAGCTATTTTACAATCAAACAAATTAGACACGTTCAACGGTTCTATAAGAATGTACAACAAGTATGTACCTTTCCTACCTGATGCCGCACCTGATAGCAAGTGGGGCAAAGTAGTGGGTACGACTGGAAGTTTAGCTACAGGGATTATACTCGATCCGACAACATGGCTACTTGGACCAGCGTTTTCTGCGGCGAAACTAACGAAGTTGGGTATACGTAATGCTGACGCTTGGAAGACAATAGATTTAGCTGAACAGTATTCGAGAATAGTTCGAGCGCATGGTGGGAAACTACCTCGATCAGAAATGGCGAAGCTATCAAACACTCACGATGAATTGATGAAGGAATGGTCAAGAAGCCATAAAGGTTTACGTGCGGTTGGGTTATTGAATCCTTTAGTGAGAATGAACGCTAATGCTAGGAACAGGTTTATTGAGAAAGTTAATGAAACTTTCGACAAACTTAATAGAACAGAAGACGCTCGGATAGCTATTCGCGATGAGATGGGTGTAGATGCAACTTACGCGAAAGTAGAAGAAGAACTGCTTAAGAGGCACCCTGATCTAGCAGGCGTTGATGCAGATGCTTTGCTTGAAGAGTTCACTAGATTAATTCCGGGAATGGAACAAGGGCTTCATCACATGATTGAATACAACTTGAAAGTTCGATTGGATGACGGCTGGATAACAGCTACTGGGCAAAGAGTAAAACCACAAGACTTGTCAACATATGATGGCTTTTGGAATTTCCTTAAAGACGATTTAGGTGCTAGAGCGTTATCATCAAAGATGGGTGGCGTTGACCCTGATGCAATATTTATTCCTCGTTTAACTTTCAGAGGCGCATCTTGGCAACGAGTTAAAACTCTAATGGATCAGACTGTTGATTTCGGTAAGAACAGTCATACTGAGATAACTGCTGGTGTAGCCAGATTATCTGGTGAGTTTTTACAAAAGCAAGATTACACCGCAGTTGCCTTGTTAATGGAAGATATTGATAACGGAGTTCTCACGTTATCAAAAGAAATTACTGGTGAACAATTAGGTACATTGCTAAAGATTCGTCCATCTCAATTAGATGAACGAGCTTCAATGGCAGAAACGATAATGGGTTTCACAAAAGAAGATGTAACTAAAATCACAGATCGTCATAAATATTTATTGGATGAAGGCGAAATCTTTAGACGACTTATAGATGATGGTGAAGTTAGTGACCTTTTGAATTATTACAAAGGTGACGGTCGCGTAATTGATGAGACAGGAAAAATTAGGTACGTTCAAAAAGGTGACGTTCTTCCTAAAGGCTGGTGGAGAGCCGCAAGAAATTATTATACAGATAACATACCGCCTCAAGGAAGTTTCAATGCGGAAGTAGGATTAGCTGAAAAGTTAAAAGTATTTAGTTTAGCGACAGCCACATCAATGGCCTATTATCCTGCGAAGTTTGCAAGATCTTTAATCACATATGTGCCTAAAGCCGGTCACTTGGATCGTGTTGATGCCCTGACATCTATTTCAGAATTTAAAGCTCTTGTAAAAATGGGTTCTTTAGCCCACATGCCAAGAGCGCAAATCAACAGTTATATACGTAAATTCATTACAGGTAACGAAGCCGAACGTTGGATTGTATCAAGCGAATTTCTTTTAGATTTTGTTGGACGATCAGGTATCTTGCTACACGCAGGTGACGACGTAACACAATTCGTTGATAGGTTCATACGTCACGGAAGCCATCATTATGATGTTCTAAGACAAGACGGTGTAAGCGTATTCGGCATGAGCGCACCTAGAGGTATTTTTGTCAGCGACATGAACCTAGCGCAAATGTCACGAATGAACGTAATCCCTAACTATAGAGAGTTAGCGGCTGTAGCCAAATACATAAACATGTATAAGAGATTCGGCTGGGCGACACCTATTCCTTGGATAGATAAATGGATGGGAAGGATTTGGCGACCAGCAGTTCTATTACGATTAGGTTACGTTGCTCGTAACGGTGGAGAAGAGCTGTTCTCATGGATGCTTCGTGAAGGTCCGGGAAATTACGTTAAGAGTAAAATGGCTAGAACAGCGGCAGGCAAGGTCATTGTTTGGGATGAGTATGGTCGCAAGATGGTCAAAAATATTGACGAGTTAGCTGACACAGATCACCGTCTTCTAATAGGTAAACCATTCGGTAGGCTTATTCGTTCTGTTAATGAGATTGCTGGTGTGGGCGATTACGCTATTACACGTAAAGCATTGGCTAATGCTATTAAAGGGCCAGAAGGTGGTACAAGCGGTATTGCTTGGGGCTTTAAAGATGAAGCGACTCAATTAGCGGCGTTTGAATTTGAACGAGCAAGGCTAATACGTGACATGGATACCATACCGAGGATGGCTCGATGGTTACAAGCTAATGCACACAAGTTGAGTAATTATGTCAGCAGAAGGATAGGTGATACTGCAAGTGGCATGGGTATACCTAGTAAACAACAGTTAATGGCGAACTGGTTAAGAAAGATAGATGCTGATGCTGACAGGAGAATAGCTGATATACAACATGCTTTAAGTAATCCAACGATGATGGATGCTGTAGCTAAAGACATATTGAATACACATGACACTTATCTTAATTTCTCTAAGAATTCTTTAGATACCGCTATGCGTGATGCAGGTTTCGGGCAGACACTTTCACAGTTGGTAAAACTTCCTGTTGATTATTCAACAACCCAGTTGAGAGTAGTTCAGAATAACCCCGGACAGTCCCCTGAATATATTTTGGCTTTGGCTCAATCTGCGGAGATGCATGGGGAAGATGTCGGTGTTGAGGCGGCGATGCACGTAATGAATCATTTTGTGAATCCTGAAGACGAAGCGAAATTAGCTCCGCTTATCAATGAGATGATCGCACAGTTGCCGACTCAAGGACAGAGAGAGTTTCATGTAGGCAGAGCGGAGATACCTGCAAGGCATGTGCCTGCTTCTAAGGGTGGGATTATCCCAGCAGAGGGAGCTGAAATAACAGAACAAGCGTTGCAGGCGGCTAAAGAAGCCGAGCCTATAACTGTGATGATTACTGGGCAAAGGTTTTGGAAAAAGGATAAAGCAACAGGCAAAATGGTTCGCGCTGTGTCTGAACAGGACGAAGCACGAATCAAAAAAGCGATAGATGATTCTTTAGCCCAGTTACCTCCGGGATCTACTGTTCGTGTGGGTGGCGCTAGAGGCGTGGATGAGTACGCAGAACAGGTGGCTAACAGGTTAGGTTTGAACGTAGAGCAATATTACATTCCAGATGAAGGAGCTGAATCTTGGACAACTGCTAAAGCTAAAGCTGGTCCTATTAGGAATAAGAGAATGCTTGAAGGCCGTCCGATTGAGGGAGGGGAGAGAGGACTAGCTGATAAGACTTGGGCGTTCCATAGTGGTAAAGGGTTTGAAACTCAAGAAGCTCAGAAAACTTTAGATATTGGTAAACGTAGTTTTATATTAGGTAAAATTAAGGGTCTTGGTAGAGATGCGGAAAATCCTTTAAAAGTTGCGTATCTTCCATATGCCGCTTTCAAAAAAATGGTGGGTGGAACGTCGAACATGCCTCCGGGGTTTCATTTACATCCAAAAGTCCTTATAAATCAAGTAATCGCAATTAAATCAGGCGACCAAACTGTTTTAGTTCGTATAACAGGTGGTGCGATACGTCAGGGTGAAGAAATCGCTCAACTGCTTAAAAATGACAACATGCTTATAAGCCCTCGCTTCATGCAGGAAATGAAAAAACCGAAGAACTGGGTTAAGAAAGGTTCTGTACTAGATGACAACATTAAAAATTGGGATCCTAATTTTCCAGATGGTGGACCAAGAGCAGTAGAGTTACGATTCGAGTACATCGGTCCACAAACCAACCCAGCTGAAGTACAAGCTGGATTAAAATGGGAGGGTGGAACCGCTGATGCTATGAATCAGTCATTGTCAGCAGGGGTGAAAATAGACACGCAAGCTAACTTTGGTAAACCGGAAATCGCTGGTGCTGAAGAACTTGCAGAAGTATCTGCTTACAACAAAGCTAAAGGTGACGCTTCACGAAGAGCATCTAGAGATTACGATGAGGTTACAGAAAATGGTGTGACTCGTTTAACTGTTTACGATAGTACAACAGCCACTAAAGCAGAGGACATACCTGCTATTCCGGGTATTGAACCTAAAACTCCGATGCAGTCATTACTTTACTTTTTGGATCAGTTGCCTCCAAGAGTGAAGCGTATATTAGAAGCCAATCTTGATGAAGCCCGAAGAGGTAGCCACACTTGGCAAGAGGTAGTGAATAGTGTTCTTTCATACATTCCTTATAGGGTTCGTCATTTATGGCACGATATTTTGATGCCACCTGTGGATGGTGTTATCAGAGCGCCTCGTTATCTTGAAGTGTTCAGAGAAGAAACAGTACAAGCGTTGGCTATTAAAGAGAGTGATTTAGGAGCGGCGCTTCCTGCACGTACCGCAAGAACTTATGGTAGACAAGTGCGCGATTTCACTGGCGCTTCCGTTTTTGAACCCGGAATGGCACAAAATTTTCCAATGAATTTTGATTACGGTCAAAGAGGTGCTTTGCCTAAAGCCGCTCATATAACATCGGATGATACTTTTACAGCGATTTTAGATGGGCAACGCACAGCGACTACACGCAAAGACATTCAAGTGGAAGGTGTGAAAGTTGGTGACTATTTAAAGTTCACTAAAACAAAACATGGAGTACAGTCAGAACCTATTTATGTTCGTGTCACGGAAGTTCGTAAAACAGATACTTTAACTCCTGAAGAATGGGCGTTGCCTGAAGGTTACAGCCCTAAAGCCGCCGCCGAAAATTGGACACCAAGTCCTGCACAGTTATATAAAGAACAACGTATGAGCCATGAAGACATGGTTAAACACTTTAAAAGCGGAAAAGCAACTGCAAAAGAATGGCGTGAGCTTGACGATGAGGCTTTAGAACTTTTCTCTAAAATGGGGATACCAGTTCCGGCAAGCAGACCAGCGAAAGTATATGGGTACACAGGTGGACCTTATGGCGAAGGACACACACAGATACTCTTTGAAATGGTTGACCCTGATACTGGGATAGCTCTTAAAGCTCAACCACAGAAATCAGCTAACCACCGTCAGTTAGAAGAAGGTGGAGCGAACATTGATGCTTACCCAGCGGCTTTAAGAGGCGAGTTTACTATAGACGAACTTTTAGAAGAGTTATCAGATTTTTGGTGGGATGCTCATTATAAACAGAACAAGGCAACAGGTCCAAAAATAATTGTTGTTGGTGAAGTCGGAGAATCATATGGTTACACAGGTAAAAGATTCAATCTTATTGATGATGGTAAATCAAAACCCGGAGCTAAGTTAAGCGACGAAAGGCCAATGGGGCGTAATTGGGTAGAATCTGATACTCAAGCTGGTTGGCCACCTGCGATCGCAAGAATACTTAAAAGGGTTGAAGAAGAAACTGGTTACAAATTCGATATAGCTATTATCCAAAGGTACGATTCCGGTTCAGTTGACCTTGGTTGGCATTACGACAGACTTCCCGATGGTAGTCCTGAAGAGATTATTGCGTCGGTTAATTTTGGTGAAACAAGAAACTTCCAATTCAGACCAAGATGGCGAGAAGATGGTAAAGAATACGGTTATAAAACTGATAGAAGTGAACATCATATAGATATGCCGTTAGAGGACGGTGACATTTTCTTGATGCGTGAAGGCACTCAAGAAAATTGGGAGCATCGAGTTACTCGCGGTTTGTCGCATGAAAGGCTTGGACCGCGTATCAATATTACTTTCAGGCGTAGTAATCCTGCGATGATTTCGCAGGCACGTTTAGCGAGGGTAGACGATGCAGAGAAAATGGTTACAGGTAGAAATGTTACACAAACCGCTCGTATCACTCCTGAATTATTAAGAGCTAATCCTGACACTGTGTATCTTTTTGGAGATAATATTGCTGGCAAAGGTAAAGCTGGCCAAGCTGTTATACGAGATGAACCTAATGCTTATGGGATCCCTACTAAACATGAGCCTAACAATAAGGAAACTTCGTTTTTTTCAGATAGGGATTTTGAAAAGTTTACTAAAGCAAAGATTGATGAAGCGTTCGCAAGAATACCTGAAGGCGCAAATGTAGTTTATTCCACAGATGGTATAGGAACAGGACTTGCTCAGTTGCCTTCAAGAGCGCCGAAAACATACGAGTATATAATGTCTAAATTAAAAGAACTTGCTGGTCCTGATGCGAGAAGACAAGCACAAGTTGTAACAGAAGTTCATTACAATAAAGGTTTAAACACTGTCTTAAGCAACTTCCATCAAGAAGAATTTGTTTTCAGAGGTGTAGCATTTTCAACAGCAGAAGGTGCGTATCAGGCTTGGAAAACAGGAGATTACGTACCCGGATTTGAAAACCTTACAGGTAAATCGGCTAAAGCAAAAGGACGCAAATTAACAGCTGATACTGATACGAATACAGAATTGATGAGAGAGATCCTTCAGTCTAAATTCGATCAATCTCCTGCATTCAGAGAAGAACTATTAGCGTCAGGGCAGATTACACACCCTGTTAAAGATACATTTTGGGCAAGTAAATTCCCTGAGTTGCTTGAAGAACTTAAGGGCAGTGTGCAAGGTGCTACGGATCATCCGTTGATTTCGTTCCCATCTCCTATCAGGGGTGTAACAGTAGAAGATGTTGCTAATACAAAAGGGCATTTAGCGTCTATATCAAGAGGTACTGCACCTTGGGATCCTGTACCTAATTCATTTAGTATTGATCTTCGCGCCATAGAAGAAGCATATGAGAACCGTAATTTCAGCGGAACAGCTTTTGATTCTTTGAAGCAATTTGGCTGGTTTAATGCTGATGAGTTTGTGACAATGCTTGCGACAAGAAACATAGTTCCTTCCCAGCTTAGTGATGCTGAAAGGTTTGTTGAGTTAGTAAATCTTTATGGGGCAACTCGTGGGATAGATGATGTCATTACTTTAGACACACCATTAACCGACCAATTTGCTTTAATGGCTTACATTTGGGAAACACAAATGTCACGCTTAAGGTACGGTCACACTACAACAGCCGCAGATAATGTCGAAGCATTAGCGCGAGCGAACCAAGCTAACATGCTTACCTTCTCTGAGCTTGGTATTCCTATACCTAATATGACTGATGGTGTTCCACGCACAAATCAAAGCACTCAAATAGCGCATTGGCTATTCGGGAATCCGGGAAGATACAAAGATGTAAGCAGATTACATTATTCAGAAGAGGCTTTGAGAGATGCTATGCACAAAGCATACGTTGGGGCGCATAGCACACCAGAAGGTCAACAGGCGCATACAAGTGCAGTTCGCTCAAATATTTCTACTGATCCAGCGGCTCCTTACATATCTCACGCTATACCAGATTCCGTAGTTAGAGGTTTTGTACCTATGGTGCCAACCTCTGTGGCAGAAGATTTGACATCTTTAATGATAGCTGACCCTGAATTGGTGGGAGCTGCTAATAAATTCCATCAAATATTTCAAGAGACACTTACACGCAAATTAGATGAAATAGGTGGAACTGGTCCTAAGAGAAAAAGTGGAGGAGTTGTTACTGCTTCACAATTATTAAACCCAGCTGTGAGTATAAAAGGCGCTCGTAATAGCGGTATTACTTATATGAAATTAGCTGAACAGTGGGCTGACGCAGGGCATTTCCCATTAGTTACAGCTTCCACAGATCCAATGGTTGCTAAAGCTATAGCTGAAAGTGTTGTAGAAACAATAGCAGAAATGAAAGGTGTCCCTGTTGAACAGATAGGACTCCCAAGAATAGCAACGAAAGATCTTCACGGTGATGAGTTCTTTAACAAACCCGGATATTACAGAAGAGAAAGAGAAAAGAATGCTCAGACTCCTGACTGGGATCTTGAACGTGGTGGTTTAACTTCTACAGAAAGCAACGCTTCGTTTGGTGATATACGCACAATGAACCATGTTTATGGTTTTGCTACTGATGGGCGTGGTGTTGTTACTTCTGCACAAATGGGAGACAGTGGGTTACGAGGGGAAACGGTGTTTGGCATAGGAGCGCATCGTTTAAGTCCATTTGAGGGTCTTACACCTGTGCCGATGTCAACTAATGGCGAATATCAAGTAAGCAAAAAGATAATAGCTAGACACAAAGATGGGTTGCGACCTAATGCGATTATAGATCCTGATAATTCAACAGAGCTTGCATGGTATAAACCTGATGAATGGGATCTTGAAGAACAAATATTTAGTGGTCCAACAATTCATAATGCGATTTCGGAAACTGGGCAACTTGTTATAGATAACCTTTTGCATACTTACACAAACCAGAGTAGAAGGGGAGGTACTACTAGTTCGCTTAAAGTTTTCCATCCATGGGTTGATGAAGTAATCAATGACGCTCCTGTTGACGCAGGTCGTATGCAAGCAAATGCTGATAGTGACGGATGGTGGAATAGCGCCCCACAAGAATTAGTAGGTTTCGCTCCTGCTGAAGCAGAAGACCAAAGCGCATTCTATTTGAAACTCTTTAGAGGGTTCTTTGATGGTGTTGTTCACCCGATGTTAGGTGCGATGGTCAGGGAGCCGTTGTTCCATGACTATCTAACAAAAGGCATGAAACAAACAGAAGGTTTCAGGCAAGCATACTTCCATGCTCCTGACAGATTCAAAACGCTTAATACTCGCTTAGGTAAAATATCTAGCGTTGATGATAATAAACAGTTGGTTATTAACGGCTGGGAAGATTTTGTGAAGCAAAACGCTTTAAGCCGAGTACCAGATGCGGATGATCCGGTTACTGGCCTTTTCTACGCTATAGAAAGCAGAAGTCAAAAAGGGGTCGAAAAGCATTTAGATGTGATATTAAACGGTACAGAAGAAACTGCACCTCTGTCATTATCACCGCAAATAACAGAGTTCCTTGAAGAACTGTACGTGATGGCGAGTTCAAATACTAAAGTCGATGCAAAACTATTAGATGATTTCTTTTCTTACAACGCAGGTTTAGAGAGGCAACTTGAACTGTGGAGAGATACTGGTCTTCAAAGAGCTATGACACTAACAAGTTCATTTATTGATGACCATAGAATCAGATCAAACTTCCAAACAATGGTTAATACAGCTGTACCATTCTGGTTCGCTGAAGACACGTTCCTTAGAAGATTCGCACGAGGGTTAGCACACAATCCATTAATGTTACGAAATCTGAACCTTTTCACAGGAGCGTTACGTGATATGGGTGTCGTTCAAAAAGACCAACACGGAAATCACATCCTTGTAATCCCTTACTCAGGTGACACAGTAGGTTATGTAATGGAACTAGCGGACAAAATGCCTGTTGTGAACAGGGTCTTTGGAGGGAACTTAGGTAGTGTAGCTAAACCAAATCTAGCTTCAAGCCTTCATGTAATTCCGGGTTATGATTTAGACAGAATGGGTCAGATGGGCTTTGGTCCTTTGCTTTCAATCCCTATAAATCTAGTCGCTAACATTGATTCGACTATCAGAAAGACTTTTGAGAACAACCTTTCAGGTGGTAGATTCACCCCTGAGAATCGTGGAGAAGTGGTTTGGAGTGCGGTAGTTCCACAAGTTATTGCACGACCTGTTTCTGCAATAATGGATGGATTTGGTTTTGAATCTAAAGGCAAAATCAAAGCTCAAATGGAAGTCATTAAATATCTAGGGTTACATGGTCAGCTCCCAACACCTGAAGAGATAGCATCTCAACCCAACCCTGAAGTTTTCATGGAAAGATTCATGGACAAAGTAGCGCAAATGGGTAGACAGTATTCGCTTCTACAAACAATGTCATGGTGGGCTGGTCCTGCTACGGCACGTTTACATGACCTTATGAACAATGAAGCGTTTGAAAGAAACCAAGATTTATGGGATCTAGTCGGCAATGGTGTTCCTTGGGAGGAAGCCTACGGAATGTGGATGGAGAAGATTATCGCTGAAGAAGGCGAGTTCGATCCGTTTGTACACACACCATTCATGGTAGGTACACATAAAAAAGGAACGGTAGCTGTTTTGGAAACGACAGAACAAGCTAACGATTGGATTGTTGACAATAATCCGTTTATTAATAACTTCCCTAATACTGCGGCTTTCTTCATGGATCGTGGTTTTGATTCTGACGACGACGATTATGAAGCAGACGCTAAAGCAAGACTGGTAGCTCATGGTCTTTTAGAATTGCAGACACCTGTAGAGTATTTAAATGAGGTGTATTACAAGTCTGCGATGCCTCAATATCAGAAAATGAAAACAGATTATCTTGAAAAGAAGTACGCATTATTAGCTAATAAGCAGGACACTTCGGCGCTTGATAGGCAATGGGATGCAGATAATTTACAATTTATGACCAGTAACCCAGTGTTTGCTAAAGAGTATCAAGGTGGTAGATCAAGGGATAAGCGTGAAGCATCTATGAAAGAAATAGAATTGCTTGTTAATAACCCTGACAAAGTACCTGAAGGGCCATATAAAGCAGATTTGCTTCTAGTTATGGGGATAGCTACTCAAATGGAAAAGGACTTATTTAAGCTAAAAGGGCAAACAACTGGTGAAGCTACCGAATTAAGAAACAATGTTAAAGTAATGGTTTATTTGACTCTCCGTGACTTTGTTCGTGGTAAGCCGTGGCTAAATGAAATATATTATAGTTTAGTGCTTCCATTGTTGGGAGAGAATTTTGTTGCAAAATTTGAGAATGGATTGATAAAAGTATGAACGAATGGATTGAAGAAGTACAGATGATTCTTCAGGCTATTACTGGCGATGTCATGGATTTCTCTGATATGTCTGAAGAAGAGACTCTTGAATACATAGAGAATCTTGATCCTGCTTTACTTGAAGCAGTACAAGATCAGCTAGGTGACCCTGATGCAAAGGAAATATCTTATGGTCGTCTTATGGCTGAGATGGCTTTTACATTAGCGCCAATACCCGGATTGGGTAAATTTAAATTATTTAAGAAACTTGGATCTAAACTGATCCCAGCCAGAAAAGCAGGCAAGCAGGGGATTTTACCAAGAAAGATTTTAACTAATACTTCGCAAGGTGCTAAACCATTAAGAAGCGCGCCTCCAAATCGTGTGTCCAAACAGGGAGGTCCATATTCGCGATTCAGCACAGTTGGTGATCGTGCGCGGACTACCGCTGGTAAAGGCAGAGAAGGACAGTCGGCTTGGGAAATAAGACAAACAAAAAGCCTTCGACCAACAGGTCCCGGTCATCCAAGTCCTAAATGGGATGTTAATACAGGTGTTAATATGGGTGTTCTTTCAAAATTCAATACACCTCTTGGTGGAATGTTAGAAGCGGCAAGAAGTCCTTCAGGACAAATACTGGCAAAAAGAGGAACTGCACTCACAGGATTAGCGGCTTTACAATACGGTATCGCTAACACAATGACACCCGGATTACCCGGAAGTGATGTGATGAGAGATGACGACGATGAATTAGGTGGCTTTGATTCGCCTACTTATGAAATGGGAGATGGTTTAGGGGATTTTGGCCCTACGCCTGAAAGCCAAGAGATTATTAAAAAACTAGCTTGGGAAGGTCACACTGTAAATTCTGCTAACGACAAGTTTATGCGTGTCATATTAGAACAGCCTCATCTAATGGGTGCAACGCCACAAGATTTCAACACGTTGGAACAATATCTAGCTAACGATCAGGACAACTTAAATGTTGTAAACGTGACGGCTGGTGATGGTCGAATTACCTTGGGCAATTATATGCGAGAGGAGTGGCATAACATCCCCGGATTGCATGAACAGTTACTTGATGAAGCACACCGAAGGTTTGACGATTTTATCAATAGTTCAGATATGGATATAGAGGTTTTAGCTGACATATCAATGTTGAGTAATGATGAAGAAGCAATGTGGGACGATATTTTAAGTGGCTACCCAGTGCAATCTATGGATTATTTGGGCATGGAACCAGCAGGTCCACATTCGCAAACCCAATCACAAAACATTATTGGGTACATGGAGAAAGAATTCGGCAAGGAGATAACAAACAAGGTTCTTTCAGGTGCTAGAGATGAAGTGATTGAAAGATACATTACGGAACACACAAGAGCGAACCCCTATATGATTACGGATAATGAAGGCGGTATGATTACTGGCTTTGATGAAGCGTATGACACTTCCAGTTTTGGGCAAGTAACCTCGCTTGAGGATCTTTTCTCAGGAGAGTATGGGGTTAAAGTCGGACCAGTACACGCGGCTTCTTATCTTAAAGATTTGTTCCATCGGACTAACGAAGGTGGTTCAACTGGTTCTTCTGTAATAGCGTCATTCCAGCAAACGATGTATGCGATGGGTTACATGGATGACTCTATAGGTCAGTTACCTGCTCCTGATAGATGGGGTCATGTTGACGATCAGACAATAAAAGCATTCCAATCAGTGCAATGGGATATTGTTCAAAATGTTGATGAAGCCCGACGCTTGGGTATAGATCCTGATGTTAAAAAACTTTGGAAAGAGATGCAGAACGAAGGGCTTATCCAAAGGATGGCTGAATCTGACATGGATGTAGAAGGACAGTTCAGGGTAGATGCGTCTAATAGGTTCGCGGATTATGCTCAAGCAAAATTTGCTAAGAGGCTGGTTCCTATTATGAACATGCCTGAAGAAGAAATAAACAAGAACATAGCTCAAGTGTTGAGTGATATGACCGCTGAGGAAAGAAACATAGCTTGGGGTATGGGCGGTAATCCTGATGAGGTTGCGATGGCTGAAGAGATTCTAAAATCTTTTTATAACGATGATTCTGATTGGGGTAGCAATATACGGTTCGGGCATAACAATTCAGATTTTATGAACTATGCCAATAAGGTCGGTGCTTTAACAGATAAAGAAAGAGAACAACACGCGGCTGACCTTATGGAAGGCCGTTCTGGTTCAATCGGGAAAGATGTGGCTATATCAAATTTCTTAATGATGCTTGATGGTGGTCTTGACGCACAGGGTAAAAGAATGAAAGGTGATATTACAACTGCTACAAGGGATCAGATCCGTTCAGGGTTGGCTAGATACGCAAATACTATAGGTTTTGAACACTCAAGAAATAATGGTTTCAGCGCTGATGACATTTTCCAGAGAGCAGACACAGGCTTGTCAGCGGCACGTTCAGCTGGCACAGAGGATTATGACGAATTGATGACGACCTTAGAAGGCAGATTGGATCTTCTGCAAGATTATAGTTCTCGCGGTATCAGTTCAGCTAACGCAGTTCTTTGGGGTACTACGATGCCTAGAGTTAGTATGCCTGTGCGTGATAAGGGTGGCAAAGCATTATGAGTGAAACATATACACCGATAGAAGGTAATCTCCACTCTGACGAAATTTTACAGCTTGCTATGGATGCAGGGTTTTCTTTTGAAGAAGCTGTGACTGCTACTGGTATCGCTTTAGCTGAATCAAACGGCAATCCTAATACGTGGACTGATAATGATAGTGGTGGAGCGTATGGTTTATGGCAGATTTCAGGAGTTAATAAGCAATGGGCGATAGAGAATATTCCCGGAATTGATTCTGTAGAAGATTTGTATGATCCAGTTCTTAATTCTAAAGCGGCATTTGCTGTAGCTATGCACCATTCGTATAGCGAACCTAGAACAACTCCTAATTGGAAGCATTTCGACGGATATAAAACAATGAACACGTTTAATGAGTATGCGTATGGAGGGACAAGTAATAACTGGGAGTCGGAAGAAGGGAATATTATTCTTCCGACTGCCAGTCAAGAAGGTAGGAATGCTGGTGAGCGTTATCAGAGATATGAGCAGGGGCGTGTGAATCCTGAGACTGTTGATTTAGATAATGTTTTAGATCCGTCTAATGTAGGCGATATGACTGTAGAGGAAATTAAAGATAAATATAATTTAGGTTTACATGCTCGTATTGGTAGGAGTGCTGAGGCTTTTATAGATAGTAGTAAGGGTCATGTGCGTCCTGTTGTGGGGAGGGTAGAACCTCAATTTGCTGAAGAATGGATAAGGAATCTTGAAGGTAAGGGAGAAACTAAGCTGGCTAATAGTTTACGTCGTGCTAATTTGCCTGCTGGTAATTCTATTATGTTTGATTATCCGTACGGACCGGAGTGGGCTGAAAGAAATGCTCGTAGGTTTGGTATAAAATTATGGGATGGTATTAAAGAATTAGGCAGTATGGCAAGTGATGGTCTTGAATATGATGTGAAGTTGCTTAAGTCTGATCCTGTTGGTATAAGAAGTTGGTTATGGAGTGTGCTTATGGAAGATAGTGTATCAGACAAACTGAAAGAAATGACACCTGAATCAGTACCTGAAAGAGCTGGTCCTTCCAGAAAAGGTGGTGTTGTCGATGAGTGACGAAGAGGGACTGCCTAACAATTTAGATGCTTGGATGGGGCATCATTGGGCTTATCAGATCCCTGAACTTAAATCTTATGTAGATTCGTTTGTTCAAAAAATAGAAGATGAGACATATGCGATCGCGGATATGTCGATTCTTAAAGAAATCTTTCTAGCTGGTATTCGCGATACAGCTTGGTGGACTGGTGAAGGGCAACATGAACCGAACCGCAACATGGATATGTTGCAACACACCGATCCTGAAACTTATAACGCTCTTATTAAAGAAGAAGCTGAAAGATTAAAGGGGATACTTGAAGGTGCTGGGTACCGTAATGTTTCTAGGGACACTCTCGAACTTCTTGGGGAAGCTAGTTTAAGGTCAGCTGTAGATGGTTGGGGTGACGCTGAGGTTAAGCACAACTTCACTTATGGTTGGATACCTGAAGATCAAAAAGAATTAGGCACAGGAAGCATCACAGAGCAAGCGGATGATCTAGTTCAAATGGCGTTAGGTAATGGTATAACTTTGTCTGCTACTGAGGCTGAAAGATTAGCGGCAGATTTGTGGTCGGGGGCTAAAGACGCAACTCAAGCAAGAGCAGGAATTTATGCTGATGCTCGTGTGGCTAATCCTTGGCTATCAGAGGAAGAGTGGGATCGTATAGAATCAAGCGGTTCTACATTGGATGCAAGATTTTTGAATACTAGAACTGCTGTTGCTAATGCTTGGGGGTTACCTAATGCTGACAATTTGCACATTAGCGACCCTTGGTTTCAAGCCAACATGACTTATCAAGCTGAAGATGGAACAACAAAAATGTTGGATCCAATAGCGGCAGGTAGGCTTGCTCGTTCAGCTGATGGTAAAACGCCTACTCCTCAATATGCGAGAACAGCAGAGTATAAAAGGAAACAGGGTCAATCTGATCGAACTATTTTAGAGCTATTAGGGGCGGTTAGTTTATGACTTATGTTGATCCTGCTGATAATTATGCAAACAATACAGCGTTTTTTGAGGGTGAAGAAATGTATTGGAGAGAAGCTAAAAATCTTAAAGAAGGGCGTAGCAGGTATTTTAATGACGTAATGTATGACGCTGGCAGGATGACGTTTGAGGAAGCTCAGGCTATGGGTGAAAAAGAAGAAGCCAGAAGAGGGCGTATAACTGAATCGAATGTTTACGGCAGTGATCTTTCAGATGAGTATGCAATGCAAGGTGGTGATTACCGGCAACATTCTGCGACAGGTATGGGATTCAAAGATTGGATGGAGTCACAAGGTTTATGGGAGGCTTATCTTCGTGGCGAAGAACCTATGGCTTTTGATAGTTGGGCGCTTGGTGGTGGAGGCAACATGTACCAGCAAACAGGTGCTGGTGGTGCAGGCGCTGGTCTTACTCCTGCTGGCAGAGTTGGTTCTGAAGGTTTTGGGGGTGAAGGCACAGGAACAAGTAAGGGAGATTTCACTACAGCTTTAAGTGCTATAGGCATACCTTTAGATTTGGCAGATGAACTATGGGGTTGGGCGCAGGAAAAAGTTTTAGATCCCACATATGATTTAGCTAATATTACGTTAGACATACAGCAAACCGATGCGTTTAAACAAAGGTTTCCTGCTATTGATGCGATGCGGAGTGCTGAAGTTACTCCTGTGTCTCCGTCAGACTATATAGACTTTGAAACTAGTGTTAAGAAACTTTTAACTAAATATAATATTGAAGGTCAATCTCTTAATTTTGATGGGCTAATCACAAATTTGCTTGTTAATACAGTTGGAGAAGTTGAAGTAGAGAACCGTTTAAATAGTGCTATGAGGGTTCTTGGTAATGTCCCAACTGAAGTAACTGATATGTATTACGAATGGTTCGGTGAAGATGTTGGCATGTCAAACCTAATGAAAACTTTCCTTGATCCTAATGATGAATGGGGTGGAAGCTGGCAAGAGATACAAGACGAAGTAGCTACAGCTGAAGTAGGTGGCTGGGCTAGGATGCGTTTAAATCTAGATACTTCTATGGATATTAGAGAAGAATCAGCTAGAGCAATAGCTCAACAAAATTTAACTCAAAGAGAAATATGGGCGAAGCTAGACAATCTTCAAACTAAGTCAGCTCTTTTCGCTGAAAAAATAGGCGAAGAGGATCTCAGTATTGAAAAAGAAGGCATCGAACAGATGTTTGGTGTAGATGATAGTGAATCGGTTGAACAAAGGGAAGAGGAAAGGCGAGCAGAATTCGCTGGTGGAGGTGGTGCTATGGTAAGTGGCACAGTAACAGGATTTGGGAGTGCTAATGCCTAAATATGCAACTAGCTCTTCCAAAGGGAAAGCTAAGAAAGTACCATATAAAAAGGTAAAGAAAGGTAAACGTAAATAATGTTTAACAAAGACGTACTAGAAAGAGTGATTGCCACATTCGCGCAGTCATTCCTTGCTGTGTTCACCATTGGTGACATGGGAAGTATGAAAGCGGCTGGACTTGCAGGAGCTACTGCTGTTCTCAGCCTTGTTAAGAGTGTTGTTGCCAAGCAGTTTGGTGACGGATCGGCTTCAGCCGCCAGCTAATGACTGACGTTACCGACCTTAAACAAGTCAAAGTATCTAGGATAACGCTTGGACTCATCATGTCTGTAGCTATCACCAGTGGAGTGGTCGTATGGAATGCGGCTAGTATTGCTGGCAGGATTGATGATTTGGAAAAACAGGTGCAGGTAATTGAAGGAAACACTGGGACAGACAGTACAGTTTTGGCAAAACTTGATGAAATATCTCAAGGGGTCATGGAAAATTCTGACGGTCTTGATGATCTGCGGAGCGCTAGGGTCGATGACCTTAGCCGTTTCACTCCTACTCATATTACAAGCGCTATGGCGGCTGATGTAGAAGTAATCAAAGAAGACGTTGAAGAAATGAAAGAGGTCATCGGCTCTATGGCTTGGGTTCCTTCAGAATTTAGTACGATCTGGGATCGTATATATCTAGCTGAAGAAGCTATTCAAAGTAAGAACTGGGGTAAAGACTTCTACGAAGAAAATGAATAAGACTGTTAAGCTCATCACAGCGATAACAGCCTTGTTGGTAGCTGTAGGTACATTAATCGGAACGATTACTGTCACTCTCGGTAAGGGTGATGATGGTTACAAATATCAAACAGTAATCCTAAATAGTCCTGAAGCATATGAGCAGTTCCTTTCTAACCATCCGGGTTAATGAAAGTCTGGATTGACCAAGACTTATGCACAGGTGACGGACTTTGTGTAGAGATATGCCCTAGCCTTTTCGACATGCATGACGATGGGTTAGCATACGTTAAAGAAGCAGATTGGAGTTCTTTATATGGACGAGATAACCCTCGTACGGATAAGAGCGATCCTGTTTATCGAATGGCTGATGGAACAGCAACAGTCCCAGAAGAACTCGCAGAAACGGCGATTGAAGCGGCAGAAGAATGCCCCGGAGAGTGCATATTCCTTGAAATAGACTGAGATTAGGTTATAATAATCTCATTGGCCGTTGGCGAGCCGTTAGGTCGGCCCAGCGTGTGCCACAACCATTAGGATTACCCACGCCCTTAATGAGTATGTAGTGGAGGTTGAACCAGATAGTGACGACTGGGGATACGAGTTAGTCACACACCGCATAGTTCCTCCGACTATGTGCGACAGTAAAGGAGTGATAGATATGGCAGATGAAACCAGTGGTATCAAGGAATTACGAGATGCCGCAGAACGTGGTCGTCAAGCTTCTCAAGAACTTGAGGAGATGAAACGAGAAATGGCGTTTATGAAAGCTGGTGTTGATACTGACACAAAAGCTGGTCAGTTGTTGTTTAAGGCTTATGATGGAGAACTGGATACAGAATCCATACAGGCTGAATGGCAAGAATTGAATCCCAATCCAGTAGTGGAGACACAATCGGAAACGGAACCTGAAACTACAGATGCTACTGATACACAAGTAGCAGAAGAACGACAGGCACTAGCGGATAGTAGTGTTTCAGTAGAGTCAAATACACAGAGTCCTTATGACCAAGGCTTTGAGGAGTTTCAGAAAGCGTACAATGCAGGTCGTCCGAAAGATGAATCGGCGGCGGCTTTTGTACACACTGTTCTTGAAGCGGCAGGTCAAGGTGATGAACGAGTACTTGGCTGACGTTAAATGCCTACTTATGTTTATGAATGCAAGGTGTGTACTCCTCCGGTACTTTGGGAGTTAGTACAAAGCATGAAGGACGAACCTGTAAAGGTTTGCCCACATTGTGGCAAGGATTCCGCGAAGCGGATTCTTCAGTCACCAGCTTTAACGGCTGATGCTACTCCGAACAGAACTGGTAATAAGGTTCCTCCAAGAAAGGCACAGCCTAATTGGGAGAAAGGAAGAGCCGGTGAGCATAGGGCAGATGGGTCTTTTGTCCCATACCGCAAGGCTGACGGTTCGACCATACCTATCAAAGAATTTACTGATAATCGCTCCAAGTACGAGGGGATGTTGCGGGATAAAGAAAAACGTAAATCCACTATTAAATAAAGGAGTGTGAAACAACATGGCTATAGTTGGCTATGGAGGTAAAGTAACCTCATACGATCTCGCGGTTGGCGTGAAGATCAACATGGATGAACTCATTTACATGATTTCACCAACAGACTCTCCGTTTATCAACGGTATTGGAACCGATGGAAGGCAACTTCTTTCAAGTTCCGGCGTTGACCAACAAGAGTTTAAATGGATGGACGAAGAGCTATTGCTTCCTCGTTCAACCGTATCGGTACTTAACAGTACCTCTGGTGCAACACCTGTTAGCATCACCGTAGGCGCACAAGAATCTTACAAATTCCAAGTAGATGACCTTATCGTCTTGGGACAAGAAGCATCTGGTGGCGCTAATGAAAAGGCTGTAATGAGAATTACAGACCCAGATCATGGCACTGGTGTTATGCTAATTTCCGAATGGGAAAATGGATCAGATTGGCCTGCTACCGCTGTCGGTGACATGGTTATCTGTGTAGGAACCGCTCTTATAGAAGGTTCCGATCCGGGTGTAGCAAGGTCAGCAGACCGCACCATCCGTTCAAATGTGACACAAATATTCGGACCTACTCCGATTCACATGTCACGTACAGAACAGCAGGTATCACGCTACGGTGTGTCTGATGAGTTCGCCAAGCAAGTCTACGGACGCTCGGTTGAAAATGTCATCACTCGTGAGCAAGCATACTTGTATGGCATTAAAAAGAACGACACATCAACAAAGCGTCGTTCAACAGGTGGCTTGAATTACTTCATCACCACAAATGATGATACAAGTTCTCAGGAACTTACTCTTGCCGCACTACAGGCTCAGATGCAGGCTTGCTACAATGCTGGTGGCGTACCTGATCTTCTGATCTGCAACCCAATTACTTTGGGTACCACTAATGGATTGAATCAAATCTCTGATTCAAACCGTGTCCGCACGATTGTTGACGATCCTCGTCGTGGTCGTGTACCAGTTAGCTCTGTGTTCCATGAGTTTGGTGAAACACAAATAGTTAGAAACCGCTGGTGTCGTGGCGAAACAGCATTCGCCGTATCTAAAGAGAATATCTCTCGTAGAGTGATACAGCCTCTAGTAGTCGAAGCTCTTGCTAAGACTGGTGATAGCGACAAGGTACAAATAGTCTGTGAAGAGGGTCTACAGGTTAAAGGCGAACAGCACATGTGCAAATGGTCTGCCTTAGATACCGCTGACGAAGACTAATTGCAAGCAATTTAATTGCTAGTTGTTGGGGGTGGGCATAGCCTCACCCCCTTCAACGCACTATGATTTAAATTATGTCAACGATTGCTGATTGCATAACACGCACGAAAAGGCTCATAAAGAGTAACACTCGCACCGAGTTGGATGCTCTTAATGCAGACATCACAGCTGATGCTACGCAAATAAACCTTAAATATCAGACTGATGGTATACGTGCAGGTTCTTATATCTCTTTAGAAGATGGAACCAACCCTCCTGAAACTATGTATGTTCATTCACGTAATGGAGCATATGCAACTGTTCAACGTGGTGTTGATGGTAGTTCAGGATACGCGTGGACTGCTGATACACCTATAGAAGTAGAGCCTAGGTTCACAGGGTTTCAAATATTAGAAGCTGTACGAGATGCTATAAGACATATGCCCAACAATTTATATGGTGTGAGTACGGCAACCATTGAATTTTCTACAACCACCCAATCTGTAGCAGTTTCTTCTATGACTTCTACAGGCTTTTTCCATGTATTATCAGCTACGCGAACTGCACGAAGTTCAGAAGATCGCTTACTTAATTTTAATATAAGTGTACAAAGACAATCAGATAATAGTTTTAAAGTAACAAGGCAAGAAGGATTAGAAAAATCTGTTACTTGTAACCTTGTTTATGCCCATCCTTTTGATATTAGTACATTAAATCTGGATACTCTTCTCGTAGATACTGTCGGAATGCAGGCTTCAATGATAGATATTCCAGCATTAGGAGCAGGATCATCTCTGATTCTAGGTGAAGAAAGTCTCCGATTGGATCTTCATAGTCAAGGGGATAGTCGTACGGATGCGGCGATTGGTGCAGGTGATCGAACGCGGTATTCACTGATATTACAGGCGCAATATGATCGTCGGGTAGGGGAAGAGGCTCGTCGTCTGATGTCTCTTTATGGTGTGAGGACTGGAGCATCTGCTTCCTCCGTGTTTCCAACGACACTACGTTAGACGATGGTAAATCTTCACGGCTCAATTCGGGACTCTCTTCCAGTTCGCTTAGGTAACCGTAAGTATAATATTGATGTTGCACGTTTAGCGAGAGCTACTATAGATCCGATACGTGAAGGCTTTGACACTCAAGGAAATCCGGGTGAACAATCTTTAAATCAAGCTGGGGTTTGGAAAAGAAGCAGGAACGATTGGGAATTGGGTGCAGGTCAGCGTGAAGCGGACACTATGGAGTCAGGTAATCGTGAATTCTTTGAAAGTTTTGGTGTGAATCCGTGGGTTAAGAATGAGATGACTCTGTTAAAAGATGTTGGTCTTGCTTCTATTGGTGGTGTAAATACAAATCTACATTTAACTGCATTAGGTGACTATCTTTATATGACTGTCGGTACCAGAGTAGATCGTTGGAAATCAGGTGTTGGCTGGGAAACTATTCAGGATGACACTGGTTCTGCTGACTTAACTCTCACAGCGGAAACCAATAATGATATAGCTACTGACGGAACAAACATATATGTTGCTGATGGTGGAACAAACATTTACAGGATACAAGGATCGCAGGTTACAGGCACAGGTAACGGTAACGTTTGGACTAACACAGGCACTTGGGACGGTGTGTATGTAGCACACGGTTATGTACTGGCGACATGTGGACCGCAAATAAACTGGCTTACTACCGAGGCTTATTCAACAGTCTATAATGTTACGAACACATCTTTTGATAAGGTGGATTCTTGGACTTCTATATGCTCATTTTCTGGAGGGATATACTCCGCAGGGAACAAGGGCGACCAAGGCCGTATTTTTTTCCACACTCTAAACGATTCAACACAAAAGATAAGTTCACCAGTACCCGCGGCTGAACTCCCAGTAGGTGAAAAAGTAAGAGAGCTATGTGCTTATGCTGGGCTTATTCTTATAGGCACAAATAAAGGTATACGTTTAGCACAAACACAAGGACAAGGTTTCTTACAATATGGTCCTCTTATCACAACAAGTTCAACTGGTGTCAACCATTTCGATCCGCAAGGTGAGTTTGTTTATTTCGACTGGACTAACTATGACGGTTCTTACACAGGTTTAGGACGACTCAGCTTAGAAGAATTAACAGGACCATTAACTCCAGCCTACGCGACAGACATTATGTATGCAGGGCAAGGAGAAGTACAAGGTGTCATAACAGTCAATGGGTATCAATACTTTACAGTGTCAGGCGCAGGTATTTGTTACACAACTAACGATTATGTAGCAAGCGGAACAGTAAATGAGGGCAGGTTTCGGTGGGGTATAACAGAACTTAAAGCTCCTGTTTCAACAGAGATGAGGCACAGTGCTTTACTTGCTGGTGAATCAATAGCTTTAGCATTAACGAGTGACGATGGTACAACAGTAACTAATACTTCCAATACAGAAACGAGTGTGAGTTCAGGGATACAAGCTGTATCTGGTTTATCTGGCGAGTACATCAACCCTATAGTCACGATCACAAGAGGAACAGACGCTACGAAAACACCCACTCTTTACCGTTGGACTACGCGAGCTATACCTATGCCCTTCGTAGCTGAAGTAATACAGTTACCTGTCATACTTTCAACGCAAGTGTTATACGAAAATAATAATATATACCACGACACATGGGATGATTACACATACATTCGTTCGCTCTTAGAAGATAGATCGCTTGTGACTTTCACTATGGGCGATGAATCTAAAACAGTTTATGTCGCAGGTGTTTCTTATGAACGAGGTGACATTAATACGTGGACAGATGATGATGGATGGTTTGAAGGAGTGCTTACTGTTTCTGTTGTTACGGTGCAAGGATCGTGAAACCACGCTACTTCCCTCCATATACTACGGTTGACCTGCCTGTAAGAGAGAGACAAGACTTTGGTCCTAAAGGCGATCACACTTGGCAATCATATGGTCCTGCTGGTGGCGGTGGTGTAAGAGTAGGAGTAATAGAACATCAGAAAGATGATGCCTCTGGTACTACTCTCCCAGCTTATGGGTACGCCACATTCACCACAGGATACCAAGGTCAAAAATATAGTGCTTATCTGAATTCACGCGCTTGGTATTCCAGTTCTAGCAGTTCTTGGTATGGCCTTACGCGTATAGCTCCACCTCATATGAACAACACTTCGTCAAGCTATTACTCTGTAAGACCCTATTTTGATGCGGCAACATATGATAATAACGATCCGGGGCGAATGTATACTGCAGGTTTTATTTGGGACGGTGACGATACCAGAACTCATAACGATAATGGGGTTAGGGTAGGATGGTATTTAAATAGGGCTAATGATGCTGGCAACAATGATGAATGGGTTACTTGTTACGGTGATGCTTGGCATTGGTACGGTGTAACTGGAGCTTCGTGGCCTAACGATTCAAACCCACACACCTCAACAGCTAGAGGTGCTGTTGCTTCTATTTATTCTAATGGCAATTTCAATATTACTGGGAATCTGAGTAAGGGATCAGGCTCATTTGATATAGAACACCCAGTATTAGAAGACAAAAGGTTACGCCATTCATTCATAGAGGGACCGTATGCTGATCTAATATACCGAGGCACTGTGACATTAGGTGCTGAACCAGTAACTATTTGCATGGATGAACAGTTTGGTATGGCTGAAGGTACATGGAAAGCATTGAATACTAACCCTTGGTCTATGGTTTCAGCATCAGGGAAGCTGGTTGAATGGTCATTGAATGAGTGTGAGTTGACTATTACTGGGGATGAAGGAACAGTTTGTCAATGGATGGTGATAGGTGAACGTAAAGATCAGCACATGATTGACACAGATACTACTGACAATGATGGTAGAATGGTATTAGAATATACTCCGACGGCTACTCCAGAGGATATACATGAGCAACCCATTGTTACCCAAGACATCGGATTCGATTGATCTAAGCATATTGCACCCTAGATTCATAGACCGATTAGAGGATTTCTTCTCTGACGGACGCATAGGTAACAAGGTGGCAATTTGCTCAGGTGCAAGGTCATACGCCGCTCAGAAGGCCCTCTACGACCGTTACAAGAGAGGTAAAGGTAACCTTGCGGCGAACCCTGATTGGCTTAGACCCGATGGTTTCTTTCGTGGGAGTTTTCACCAAGAACAACCGGACGGATTCTCGTATGCAGTCGACTTTCGTATAGTTAAACGAGGTATAACTACTGATGAGGTCACACATATAGCTGATAGATACGGTATAAGACCAACTGTTAAGGGTGAATGGTGGCATTTCCAGCCACGTAATGCCTATAACTGGTTCCCTGAAAAGAGTTCTACTTCTGCATTTAAAACTAAACTAGAAGAATTAAGCGAGAAGCCACCAGAACCAGAGGTCAACTGGGCTGGCATCCAAGCAATCATAGACGACATGGGCAGACAGATAGCTGTGTCACCTATCAGGCGTGGATCTAAAGGAGACATCGTTAAGGTTGTGCAATCAAAACTCAACTCGTTAGACTTTAATTGCGGAATAGCAGACGGAGTATACGGACGTAAGACTCTACGAGCAGTCTTAATGTTACAACGATCTCTATTATTAAAAGAGAGTGGGGCTATGGATCACAAAACATGGACAGCTATGTGGAACCCGGAGATACCTATTGGACTCTAAACAATCACTAGAAGAATTTGCTTCTTCGCGTGAGGTTAAAGTAGGGGCATGGGTAGATACCCTGCCCGATGATGTATTCAACCAAGCGTGGGATGCCCTGTCAAAAGCAGGTGGCATCGGCAAGGTAACTGTAACTCATTGGCTACACTCAATAGGATACACTGACGCTACTCAAGGTAAAGTCGGTGCGATATTAACTCGTGAGCGACGATAAATCCCTAGAGGAATACGCCTTAGAAGGCGCAGACATCCAACAGATAACGCAACTGTCTAGAAAATTAAGTGGACTCAAAAGTGAAAGAGACATCGCTAGAGCGCAAGTAAAAGAACTTGAAACTGCACTAGACGAAGCAGAACTAAGAGGTTCCATCTACGAAAAACTAGACAGACACGATTTCTCTCCTCCCAAATGGCTTTCCAAAAACAAAAAGAAATCCAGCGGTGTAGTATGCACCATCCTTTCCGATACCCACTTCGATGAAGTAGTCCAACCGGAAGAGATACAGTATCGCAATGAATACAACAGAAAGATAGCTGTCAAAAGATTAGAGAATTACTTTCAGAAAGTTGTGTTATTAACTAAAGATTATATTACAGGCATCAACTATGAAGGCTGTGTACTTTTCTTAGGTGGTGATATTTTTTCAGGTGACATACATGATGAGCTGACTGAAACAAACGAAGATACTATGTTAGCTTCTGTTATTTTTTGGACTGAACAAATCACAGCTGGTATCAACTTACTAGCCGAGCATTTCGATTACGTTCACGTTCCATGTGTAGTAGGTAATCATGGCAGACGCACTAGAAAACCTAGAGCTAAGTTAAGAGTAAAAGATAATTTTGATTGGTTCCTTGCTAAGACATTAGAACAAAGATTTGCAGAGAATCCCAAAGTTACTTTCGATGTAGCTACAGGTGCAGACTTACTTGTTGATGTACAGGACACTACATATTTACTTACACACGGAGATCAGGCTAGAGGTGGTGGTGGTATCGGTGGTATATGGCCTCCACTTATGCGTTTGGTAGCTAGGAAACGCAACAATGTAGACTTCGATTATATGGTACTCGGACATTTTCATCAGTTAATTATGGCACCATCATCAGGGTTCCTATTGAATGGGAGTCTTAAAGGTTACGATGAGTATGCGGCTACTGAGAATTTTGCTTTCGAGGTGCCACAACAGGCACTATGGATTAATGTCCCTGATAAGGGTGTGCTTTGGCAGACTGCTTTACTCGTCGATTAGAGGTGTAGCAAAACATAGAGGACATTCATTTTCAAAGTCATCTCGTGTAGTTATATTCTTTCCTATGTATCCGTCACAATTCCAACACTTGGTATAGTCTTTAGCTCTGCCAGTTTGATGTTCCTGCGTCATAATTCCTGTCGTCTATTTCTCCGAGATCATACTTAACTAATCTATCGAACTTCGCTTCTTCCCATAATTTCTGTACGATACCAGTATCACTAGCGTCTAGTAAAAAGAATAATAGTGTTGACGCTGAACCAGTGGCCATGATACGCCACATTCTATTTTCAGGGTCCATCTCCAACTGTATTTCAAATGGAGGTGCATCTGATTCTTCTTCTTCAAACAAGACCCATCTCCTTTGCTATATCTTTCAATCGTTTAGCCTCTTCTTCCCAATCCATCTTATCTATGACTTCTCTTTTACGTAAGAGAGCATAGTAATTGTCTTCGCCTATTTGATCTATTGTGAACTGTCCAAACTCAACTGGGTTGTCAGTAAAGTACATGTGACATGATGCACATAAACAAAAAGCATTATTTAAATCTGTTCTAGTTTGTGAGTATTTGCGTGAGATTATGTGAGCGCATTGTAAAGCATGTGTGCTGTTGCATTTCATACATTTTCCGAAGTCTCTTGTGATTAGTGCGTGTAATCGTGTAGCTCTACCCTTCGCACCTTTACCGTATATATCAGCCATCAGCAGGTACATACTTTGGTGGAGGATTAGGGTTTCTTTTAACAGACACACCTGCTGGTGGTACATCCCATCCTTCTTCAACAACTTCAGCATCTAAAATAGTAGCCACTACAGAATCAGGTTCAACTAATTCCAGCACCGGCGCTGGAGGTGAGGGGTCTTCCAACGCCGATGCCATTCCCTGACCTTCCAAAATCTTATCAGGAGAACTATTCATGGCTAATCTTGGCACAACAAAATGTCTTGTCTGACCTGCACTTACCTTGCTTCTTTTCTCTAAACTAAGAGTACATTCAGCCAACCCTATAGCCTGTAACTGACCTAACATTCCAGCCATTCCGGGTATTTCATTTGCCGCGTTCCATCCATTAGATTCTAGTCTCCATACACCACCAAATTTAATTTCGGGTAACACAACTCGAAGCCGAGTAACAGGAGAACACAACATTGAATCTTCATTTGAACACAGACAGGGAACAGTATCTAGATCCATGCCATCAGGAGTCGCCATTGGAATCTCCACATTTTCACCATCGCATCGACGCTGACAACCGCCTGCTGACCACGCTTCATACCAGACATCAATGCTATGTGGAGGCAAGAATACCCTTATCTCAGATGCTTGTGTGATTACTTCCCATTGATCTTGTTTACTTCTAGGTGGCTTCCAACTATTTACCGAACCTCCATATATCTCAGCAATTTCTTCAATAGCTCCCTTATCAGGAGAAGTAAACCGAAACGTTTCTAACGATCTAGGAAAACCTTTTCCCTTATCCTTAACACCCAACCGTATACGCCCTTGCTCAGGAGTCCTTCCTAATTGAGTTAATGGTTTAATTTCTTTCATTCATTTCCTTCTTTAATATTATCTGACACACAACGGTCTTGGAAATCACAGTAATTACATTGCCAAACCTTCCCAAACTCTGTCCCATCTCTCCAAGTACCATTACTCGGTGCTGTAATCTCAGCTGGGAAAGGAATATCAGGATCAAAGTGAGAGAACCTTCGAGGTATATCCAAAGGAGTAAGCCCTTCATCATATATAGCAGAGCTAATACCCTCTAGTCTTTCTATCTCAGCTTCAGCAATAGGAGTGAACTCATCTTTTGTGTAATGCCATTCACTAGCAAACGTACCGATGTCATCAATACCAAACTTTGAAGCACGACCAGCTGAAATGTTTTCTAAAGAAAGATAACCAAGCACCAACAGGTCAGCATCAATGGCATGAGCATACATAGAACCCTGTACTAAAGCGTTGTGTCTTGGTCCTTGTCCCTGCTCAATAGCCATCTTGTATCCGAACCCATTAATAGTTTTAAGTTCTAATACTATTTTCTTTCCATCATTTGTTTCTAAGACAAGATCAATATGACCATGCCCATGTTCACCCAACTCAACTGTCATCTCTTCTTGTATCTGCACACTGTCATCTTTATCTAACCATGCTTGAACAGCAGGCTCTAACAACTCATGGACAACAGAACCCAACCCCATTCTCCATATACTAGAGACAGTAGGTGGGTTACTTGGCTCCTCACCTGCACAGTTATAAGCAACCCAACGAGCGCACCTCGCCGCCCAAGATCCACGCCAACGTGTGCCTTCAGGTTGCGATGGTGCTTCATTAGATTCTGCCCAGTGTTCAGCTATTCTATGAACGAATAGTCTTGTATCAGGATTCGCTAACATTATTTCCCCTCAATCTTCTAGATGGTACTTCGCCCAGTAATTGGGTTCTTTATCTAGTCTTTTAATTAGAAAGCCATCTGGCATTTCTATAGTATCTATCTTACCAAACTCATCTTGCTTTCGATAAACCATATTCCTAAATGATTTCTTTTTAATAGCAAAATCTATGTCCTCTTGGACATGCCACCAATTCCCATCCATCCACTTGTCCCATGGATATTTTCTGTGATGAGAATTAGATAGCATCATCTCTTCTGCTTCTTCATTAGTTAATTGTTTAGCCACTATTATCCTTTACTTAAAATAGCCAATGCTCTATCAGCAAGACGAGTCTTACCCTCAACAGCTTTAGTCAAAGCCTTATGTTGATTCTTAAGTCTTCTAGGCTTATACCCTGCATTTATATAATGTTGTTCAGCACCCTGCACAGCATTGTAAGCAAGCCATCTATTACCATGCTTTACTTTTACTGGCCAACGATGAGTACCAGTATCATCTTCTTGTTCAAAGGTAACGTCATGTCCCCATGCTTCTTTCTCTTTACCCCATGCACTTAAGATGGCCATTGATCTTTCTTCATGGTGCCTTTGAGCCTGATGATGAGGAGGGACTTCCCTATGTATTCCAGTTACTTGATCCTCAACAGTTATAGTTTCAGGCTCAGGTAAAATCTGTTCCATCAATCCATAGAATTGTGAATCAGTATATTCAGAATCTTTTAATACACGAGCCATAGTTGTGAGCTTCTCGAATCTTTCCATTGTTGCTTGAACAATCTCACATCTCTCTTCCAACATGGTTCTATGATTCTCAGTTCGCCTTACTTTAAACAAGGCTTTACCCATGTTCAACATATTGGAACAAAACACACGACTTGAGAAATCAAACACACCTGTAGACCAAGTACCATTAAACGATGCAGTCCACGCTATGTTAGGACGAATGACATCTCCACCACCCAAGTCAACAGGATCACCTATCTCTTGAACAATCATACAACGCTGACCTTTATCAAAGATGGTGCAACTTGTTGTACTGTCCGGGAACATCTCATCAGCCATGTTAGCTAAGAACTGATAACCATTTTCTTCAGCGTAACCATGACCATGTAATCCCAATACAATAGGGTTCTCACCACCAGAACCTAAGTCTTCTCTAACAGCAAACTTATATGCAGATACATAATCACCTTGCTTATTCCTAACTGTTGGTGTTTCTACATAATTCATATTAGGAACACCATTTATTCCAAAGCTAGGATTATCAACATAACTTGGTAGAAAACTAGCTGGTCTGTACTTAACTTGGAACACACCATCAGCATCTACTAAATGCTCACTTGCAGATTTCTTTTCGCCATGCTTAAGGACTCTATCCTTAAACCCCTCATTCATTATCATTATCTATTTCTCCTTTGCTTGAGTATTTCTTTTGCTTCCTCAATATTTTTGAGGTTGCGTTCTATCATTTCATCTGTCATAACCACAGGCTCTCCTTCATAGAACTTCTTAGGGGGTTCTTGACTAACCGCCCCTTGTAACACACTTCTTATTGAGCGGATTAGCGCCAACGCTCTAGCATGATCCTTCTTGGTATCTAATGGTTTATCTTTAAGAGACTTATTGAATCCATTTAATACCTTATTTATCTCTGCCAGTTTTTTGTTTACGTTGTTGCGCAAAGCGAGTTCTTTCCGCTTCTACTTTGCATGTAAGATACGTTTCGTAAACATCTCTTTCTGTCCAATACCATAATTCCTCACGTTTATTAGCTAATACACCACCACGCACAAACATTGCGTGATCTCCTATCCTGTCATCCAACTTGATAGCATCCCATAAACACTCCCATTGAACAGGACAATTCCAACAATGGTCACGTTTAACTTGTTCAGCTTTCATTCCTTTGCAGAACGCATCGTTCCACCAACTATCTAGATTTAGTTCTTTAGGTACTTTCAAATTGAATCTCATAATATTCCTATTTTAGTTGTTGATAGTGACAGGGGTTAAGGTCATTAGCTCCTGATCAACTGGAGGGAACCACCCCCCTGCCACTATCAATACCCATTCGTCCGTGAGGCTTTACGTCCACGAGGCTATAGGGTATCTGTTCTACTACTCGGTCAAGTACAAGATTCAACAGGCAATGCGGGCCTGCATGTCCTCCATGTACCGTGCGCACACCGCCACAGTCATCCATCACACAAGGTATTCTCCCTTCGGGACCAACCCTGCTTCTCCTGCTTTAGTAGAACATGTGCGAATTAGAACACCTCTTCAGGTACCGGATTACTCTTAGCACCTGTCGAAGATCCTTTCTCATTTTTCTTTACAACAGTGGTCGCCCACCTAACCGTCGCACCAATCTCTTCAACCGAGATTTCAGGATACTGGGCTTTAGACCCATCATCTTTATCAACACGATTGATTTTAAGACTACCCACAACCATGACACGATCGCCACGACCGAAAGACTCAGCCACATTCTCACCCATTTGACCCCAGATTGCAAGGTCGAGGAATTCTGTGCTTTCTTTTTCGGCACCGTCCGGCGATGTCCATTTCTTGTTGATCGCAAGTCCGGTGTTACAGACAGAGTTTCCATTCTCAAAGAATTTTAACTCAGGATCTCTAGTAAGGTTACCCCATACTACGATTTGATTAGCTTGCGCCATGTTTTATCTCCTTATGTTCGTCAATTTGCCTATCCACTTCAGCAGATAAGGCTGTATCTATTATTTCTTCTATACGTTTTTCGTACAGAATTGAATGTATGTCATCAACTGTCCAGCCAAGAACGTTTAAAGAATCTTTCAATTCAGTTCTGACTTCAGCCAATGTCATATCCCACACATCCGACGCAACTTCTTCAGCGCGCGCGGAGTATGCGTCCTCTAAGTCCATCAATGTAACTTCTTTCTGTTATTTAGAACGGTTCGTTCTCTAATTCAGCTACTTTTGAGGTGACCCAGCGGTCTATATAATTGTAAGCAATCATTAAAGATTCCAAACAATCTGTCTTTGCTGTCTTTAGCCCCTCAATATCAGCATGTACACCGCGGTGTAGTTTTTCAAGACCATCATCTACGATGTCTTCTACTATCCACGAAATGGTTTTAAACCTGACTTTTTCTACAGGAAATTTTAAAACTTCACTGACATCAGGTGCTTTAGCGTCAGTCAACTTCGGAGACAAGATCCTGTTCCTGCTGACGGTGGTTGTGTTCATCTATAAATGCATTACCCTTCTTTAGAATTTCCTCTAAAGTTTTTATCGGAACCCTAAGCCATACATTTGATAAACTAATGTTAACATATGGAGTATCATTTCTGTCATACCCATCAAAAATATTTACCCAGCTGTTATCAGCTTCAATAGTTATATCTATATTCTCGGATGTTCCTCGTAATGTATGTCTTTCAACTACTGTATTCTCAGTAGTGTCTGTAATTACATGATCGTATTTCAATTCAGGTATCATAACCCCTCATTTCCGTAATAATTCGGCAATATCTTCACCGTATAATTTCTTTCTTTCAGTATATACACAAGAAGCACACTTCTTCATCTTATTATACACACTTAAGACCACATCGCATCCCTTAGTGGAGCAAACTTTTCTTTTGGACATCAAGACCAACTCCCTAATTATCCTTCGTGAAATCTTCTTTAAATTCCAATGCATTCGTTCCTTCATAATAATCGGTACGATTAAATCTTTCTTCTGCATCTTTCTCGTTCCAATTCTTTACATGCTTATTGTCACGTTCCCAACGCATTAGATTGTCATGCACTGCTTCAACAACATCGTCATAATGAGAATATTGTCTACTTAATATAGTTCTATTAGCCCATCTGTTATCTTCCTCATCCCATATAAGACGAGTTATCTTAAATGTAAAATAACTATCAGCTTTGTTCTCATCTATTTCAATTCCAGTAATGAAATCAGTCATACTGGTTCCCTTCTTCTAGTTCATCCCAACCGATGTACAAATGTCCCTCTGATTGAGGAAACATATTTAATAACTCATCTGTTGAGTAGTCTTTACCTACTTTTAATAACTCCGCAGTCTCTAAAGGACTAAGTTGATTTTCCATTATTGCTTCACCTTTCTTATATTAAAGAAGTCTCTTAACCGAGGCTCCATGTCCATCAAATACCTCGCATAATACGGAGCATGATTGTTATTAATCTTGAACACAGGATCAGTAGTATTCATTGCTATCTGCCAACGCACTACCTCAATAAGAGATTTAATTCCCCATTTCCTACGCCCAAGCTCAAGTAAATCTATTGCCATCCGATGCAAATGTTCATACACCTCAGGGTTATCAGCATGAAATCTCAACCATTCACCCGGATATTCTCTCCAATAAATAGGATGAAGGTCACCATACCCACTAATTTCGTCAGTTATTTCCATCATAACTGCCACTCATTTCCTTCTTCATCTTCAACTGAAGAAACATCGAATTCAGTCATAGTCCCATTTGTAATATCAAATTTGTCATCATCCCAAACAATCATGTCTCTTACTTCTCTAAGCGAAGTCTCATAAGGCACTTCTATTTCTGCTGTGTCTTCGATTCTCCAGAAAACACTGACTTCAACCTTCTTAGTTGTATTCATAATGTCTTTCCCCTTCTAAAGTGTCTTCAATAGCCACCTTTAAAATAAACTCACCTAAAGTTTCTTCATGGAAATTAGAAATCCATACATATTTTTGATTCTCAACTTTAAACCTGACTTGGCTCATTACTCTCCTTATCTTGGACAAACCATACAGCTCCGTTATGATTCATTTCTTTCAGTGGATACGGCTGATGTGTCCATCTATACGCACTCTTCTTAGTGTTCTTACGGCATGAAATCACACCGTCCTCTTCGCTACGCCATATATCATTAAGCGTGTCGAGAATAATAATCTTGTTGCAATACCTACACTCAGTCATTCATACCGACTTCCTTTCCAATTCAGCAATTCTCGTATTTGCTTGCAACACCTCTTTAAACAAAACAAGAAATGATTTACATGCCATCGTTTCAAAATCATCATCTTCATTAGGTTCCAGCCAAGCTATAAACTCATCTATATTCGGCACACCATCTTCAGCGAAATTTCTTTTCATCATTTCTTTTGTGAAATCTATAAACATTTAGTACAACTCCCCTCTTGCTTCATCAAAACACTCACTACAAACAACAGCATCATCAACCATCTCCGTTACACCCGGAATAGTCGAATGCGTAACGATCTCAGAAATAACTGAATCACACAATTCACATAACTGCTTTGGACTAAGACTCATCTAAATACATCTCTATTTCTGTGACCATTCCAAGACATTCCATATCTTCTAAAATGTCTATCTTTTCTCCATGTTCTACAGTATGTAAAACATTCCCACTTGACCGTGTTTGAATCCGATAACTAATCACTAAACTCACCTTCCATTAATTCTGTTATATGAATATCATGCGACTGTTGAAATGCTCTAATAGCATTCTTATAAACATGCTCTTTAATAGGCCACTCATCTTGAGGAGTGCAATAACCCTCCAACTCCCACTGCTGTAACGCCTCATCAGTCCCACAAGGATTACAAACATAAACAGGTTCAGTATCAGCTGACCTAGTAGTACGACTTAAACAATTAAAAACTTGAGTAGGATATAACTCATTCTTATTACAACGTGGACATTTTTCCATATGGACTCCTTGAATAACTACCTATTAATCCTTCGTAAGAAACCCAACTATTTAGTCTTCTAAACCCATTACATTCCCTTCCTGTTCCCTTCACAAGATTTTTTCTCAGCGCACGGTCAGCAAGGTTCGGCTTTAGTAGTTGGGCTGAATTGCTGGCAGTCCAGAAAATATGCGGAACTTCATTCAAATCTACGCTCTTTCGATTTGAATTAAGTTCCCCGATACTATCTCTTGCTCTTAAGGGTGGGGTCCGCGGGATTTCTAAGAAGTCCGAAATTTTAATTTCGTTGACTTCTCTTGAAATTGGGCGCTTAAAGTTTTTGCTCTTGCTCTTGCTCTTATCGCTTCGGCGAAGCCGGGCATTCGCAGAATGCCCAGCGAGCAAAAAAAGCAGAGGGATTCTTAAGGGAGCCTGCTTTGGCGCTCCCTTAAGCCCGAACGGAGTGGTAGGGGAGGGCTTTCGCCCCCCCCTTCCTGAGTGCTGGAGGTTACGCACTCTTGACATGGCTTCCTGCAAGCAAGTCAATGCTCGCTCTGCCGTAGTTGAGAGATGCTTCGATTTTGATTTCAGCATCTCTTATTTGTTGCTTGGCGAATTCTTCTCCCCACATTGCGGATCGGAGTTCGTCCATCCAGTTGATGAGGTCGCCATCAACTTCAGCACTTGCAACGTATCGGTATCTGTCGCCAGTCATCCTAGAGTGCGCTCTAGTTGCTATCGTACGACCAGCGTTGCCAGTCGAGTAAAGCACTTCAGTGTTGTCTGCATCAACGTAGAAGGGAATAGTGCGAGTAGCTGGTCGCTTCTCACCTGTTTCCGCATCAACGCTGTATGAGTGTTCCACTAGAGAGTACCTGTCTTCGGTAACTCCTCCCTTAGTCAGTTCAACTCTTTCCGACTGAATGACGAGTCCTGTTTCTGTTTCAGGATTGTAGTCATCAAATTCAGGTGGAAATATTGACCTGACTAGTAGTGCATCAGCTCCGATACCGTACTGCTCGGCAGGCTTCACAACATATAGTAGCTGTGTAACTAACGGCTCACACCGCATCATGTCATAGTATGGGTTAGTGTTAACTGGGGTAACTTGCCCTTTAGAGGCGTTAGCAGAACTCATACCTTTTGAGTCCACCCAAGTTAATGGAGTGTCCTCATGTAATGGCAAGATGCCCCAAGCATGTGAACGGAAAGCAAAGTCTCCGTCCTTCTCCTTCCAACCGAGCCAGCCTGCGAATCGGTCATCACCTATTCGCCAAGCCTTCATTAAAGCCCAAGGGTTGTCGGGATGTGCAGGATCCTTAGTTAGCCTTTCGGCGACTGAGAAATCGAGAACATTTTTGAGTTCTCGCATGAGCTTCTCAACTTGTCGTTGATTTGAAAGCTCTGTACCTGTAATTGGGTTTTCGATGGCATTTTCAGTGGTTGCCATATCCACATCGGTTTTATTCATTGTGTGTATCCTTATGTATGTGTATTGTCCAAATTGTTTTTGGAACTGGGTTTAAACGCGTTGATTTAATGTATACAACCTGATCGCGGGGTGCGTTCAGTTTGATTTGAGCTATACGCGCTACTAGCTCAAAATCTTCAAAACTAACAGTAGAATCCGATAGCCGATAGCGCACCTGTTCATCAACAAGTACGCCATCAACCATACGGCTACTACCAAACTCAAATATCGAAATGGATTTCAAGATCAACTACCTCCTAATCTTTCGTAAAGACCATCGCCCTTCAGAACCCCTAATCTCAATACGGAATTCCGCTTCGGTCTTGAACGTGTTCGGTACATCAATGATGTGAGCCAAACCTTCAAATGGTCTGAATGTAAGCTTGGATTTCATGATCAACCTCCTATGAATTAATCAAAAAAGCGTACGCACTCTGCACACGCAGTCGTAGAACGTGAGTTAATTTCGGAGCAAAAGTCAACATGGTCGCTTGCGATATGTAAGCTATGTGTAAAATACAGAAACTTAGTCGCTCGCTTGCGAGTAGACTTACGTGAGGATGATTTTACGCAGAGGTTACATACCTGCCATGTTTACTTTTGACGGAGAGACTTAGGAACTCGACGCTCTTCCGAGTTCCAAGCCGTAAATTAGCTAACGTACGGAGACTGTGTGTGTCTACTTAAGAGCCGGCAAGCGTAGCAATCTTCGATTGCACAGCTTTACCTACGGACTACTTACGGATAAGTAGAGGCAATCAACACGCAGTGTTGAGGATCTTGCCTCTACGACAGTGGAGTAGACTTAGCAAAAAATGTTCTCTCCCATTTTTTGGTTACGTCGCTCAACGCCGTTAGTAGTCGCGTTTCATACAAACCAAACACCCCAGCGCGAACTCGGTCGAAATTATCGGGAAAGAACTAAGGCTTCCTCATAGTATGAGGTGTCTAAGACTTAGTTCAAGGGACCCGATAATTTCTTCGCGCATAGAAATCTCCGATTTCGGTCGATCGTCCACGGATCGCTCCGTGGTGTGCTGTGGTCACAAGACCACTGGATTGCGCTGTGATTAGGGCTTACGTAACTACGAGCAATCTACGCACTTCCGATTGCCGTAGTTGACTGTCCTAAACACAGTGCAAAGGGGAATGGGTGGGGGATGAGGGAAAGGACTTCGGCGTAGCAATCTCCGATTGCACAGCCCCAGTCAGAGTCGTTCTGAAGTACGGACAAAGATAACAGACAAAGCGTACGTACTAC